CGTTTTAACTTAACGTTGTAAGCAACATTGCGTTTACCTTCGTTAGCGGAATGCTGCACAAGAGCCTGTGGTTGAGTTACCCTTAACCAGTGGACTACAGATATTTGAAGATCAGCTTCACTCATAGGTCATCATGCCTGTAGAAATCGTTAGCACTCACAGATCCCATAGTAATAGTCATAATGTCTCGAATATGTTTGGGTCTTGGGGTCATAGAGTTAGGGTGTGAACGTGGCAAACACCATCTCCTCACAACTGTAGCTCCACCGACCCCTAAAATCTCAGCCAAACGAGCGTATGTGTATTGGTTTGTTTTGCGCCATTCTTCTAGTTTCATAGAATATAATTTTATACTGTTGACATTACCTGTCAACTATTCTAGTTTTCATCTGTATTCACGTAGTTTCATTTGTTTACATTTAGGGAGAAAACTTTTGGAAAATGTTGATAAAGAGAATGCCAAAGGAACATTTGCAGGCGAGTTACTACTTCAGCGAATAACTGAAGCTGGATTAACTCAAACTGAAGTGGCTAATAAAAGAGGCATCAGAAAAGAAACAGTACACCGTCATGTTAATAATAAAACATCTATGAATGTAAGTGATGCGATTGCTTACGGCAAAATTCTAGGGTGTCCACCAGAGACTTTATTATTTGAAGCAAAACCTATGATCGTCATGGGAGAATCTAGTGGTAAAGACCTTGATATAAATTTATACCCACCTAATAAAATTAAAACAATATCATGGCGAACAACCCCTCCTACTTCTTGGCGGGCTATAAAAAGAACTAGCAATTTTTCATGGTTAGACAATACCTTTTTTATTGTTGACATAAAAGCAATGCTTGACTTTGAGATTGACCAGCTATCTATCGGCAAACTAAGTGTTGTCTGTACGTCAGAAAACAAGGCACGTATAGCTGTTCCTTACAAACAATCAAACAATAAATTTAGTTTACAGTACGTTAATTATGGTCAAGTAAATATAGATGATTACGAGGAACGACAAATAGCAGCAAACGAACTACCAGACAGCAAAGGACTGGTAAAAGACGTGACCCTACGTTGGTGTATTCCGATAGTATTGACTGCCTTTAATCTTGATGCGGTAGGTACTGGAGAGGAGATATTTTATGACTTATAGTATTGATATAAAAGATAAAATTGAAAAGAAATTGCAGGAAAAGGCAGTTCACAAAGACATGATGGTGCAGTTAGGTTCTATGATTATAGATAGGTATTCGATAGTGATAAGTGAAACTGATTGGAAAGATGCACAATTAGAATTAATCCGTTCGCCTGTAAATACTGCACGGTTTAAGTTTTTTTCTTCAAGAATAAAGCAACTTGGAGTAGTTCAACAGGTAAGGTATTTTGCTTCTCCTCTTAATGTAGCTTTGTGCCTTTCTATCAGAGTTTATGGAGGTCGAGTCAGAGCATTTGCAGGAGGATTTGATAAGCATTTATCAGTAAGTGAGTTAATTGAAACAACTAAGAATCTTGATGGGTTCTCAGAATCTACAGTTACAAATCAGATTAAAGATTTGGTAGAACAAAAACATTTTGTTAAAATGAGTAGCTTTTCAAATAAAAAAACAAAGCTAATTATACCAACCACATTTTGCATTAGTAGAAGGTGCGCTCAAGTTTTGCTATCTGAACTAATTGTAATCGCAACTTATGAAAAAAACAGCCCACGTTTTAAAGCTTTTACAGAGGAGTGGGTAAATGAATTGAAGTACCCAGAACATCTGTTGGATCTTTTTATTGAACAGGTTACAGAATGTGATACTTAAGTTATTGATAATGTTTCTTATTAAAAATAGGCTTAAAAAATACTCTCAAAATTTACCTGTAAAAAATACTCTTAATATTTACTCTTTTAAAGTTACATAATTAGTTTTACTATTTGTCATTAACTGTCATACCATTGTTGACAGATAATTCTTAGTGAAAGTAGAATGTATTATGTCAGAATTTAATTCATTTAATGATAATGCAATTCCTCAGTGGGCTGAAAACTTAAACTATTATCATCATTCTGCACCCCATCAACCAGACGTTCTCGCATTCTATAATAAAGTTGTAGCAAGACCACGCCAAACTAAGGCCAAGCTAATCTTGAACTCAGCTACAAGTAAAGAACATGACAAAATAGCTGCAAAAAAAGTAATTGAATCACTTGAAAATAACTCAGTTAAAATGATGTGTGGTGTGGGTGTTCAACAGTTTTGCGATTTAATTCTTATCCATGATGATACCTATACAAATGCCTATAGACACGCTCTAGCATCAGTTCAATCCTACACACCTCCACATTGGAAAGACAAAAAGAAAGAAGCAGAGGAGCTTGCAAGGACTACTGAAGACATACTTTATTTAGAGAATGGCAAGCCAGAACCAAAACTTAAAAATGACTTTGAAAGATCAGACAAACAAACAGCTACTAAAACTGAATTTGAACTGGTATGCGCTAATGCTGTGGCTGGTTTGCAGGAGGTTACAGAAAATATAGATACTATAACTGGCGAAGTTTCACTGTGGAAAACATTTGAAGGTTTAGATTTACCTTACAATGGAAGACCAGATTATTTGCAAAGTGTTGAGCTAAAAACTAAGTGGTCGGGCAGTTTGCCTAAAATTGCTCAAGAAAATTGGCTCATTCAAGTGGCAGGATATTGGGGTTTAACAGGAATAAATCAAACTTTAGTGGCAGCTAATCGTCTTGGCTACCGTGTATATACATTTGAAATAGAACAACTAAAGGAAGTTTGTAACCAAAACATTAGTGTCTTAAAAAGGCGTGAGGAGTTATTAAAACAATCAAAGAATGTGAAGCATTTATTTCGACAATGTAATGCTGATTTTAATGATTGGTTGTGGAAGTTTCAGCCTCCGATAATAACACAAGAGTTGTATCAGTTATGCCAATAAAATTACTAACGCACCTTAACTATACACTAACTGACACTAACTGCAATTTAAAGAGGATTGACCAATAAAAAAAGGAAGGGGTACAATGACATTAGATTTTGGAGATAGAATAACAGCTGTAACAGTTGATGGAATGAAAAGTGGAGTGATCTTAAGTAAAACATTTGAAGAAAAAATAAGATTTGGAATGCAAACTTCAGACGGTCATATTTACAACAACATTCTGTATGAGCATATAAAAAGAAGGAGAAGCAAGCGTGAACTTACTTCTCCTAAAGATCCTAGTCCCAAGCGTCAAAACACAGAACAAGGAGATAAATTACTATGACAAAACAATATAAAAGTTTCAACTACTTAGAATTGCTCCCCCTTACATTTATATTTTTATTATACTTATCAGTAGGTTATGGGGTAAGTCATGTTCTTATGAATATGCTTAAAAGGTTAGTTCTTTGAGTAGTACAAGTGCAGATTGGCAATCTGCTGTAGCTGAAGTAGACCAAGCTAGAAAAAGTGGCACAGCTATTTCGCTAAAGGGCAAGTCATACATGATGGTTGTTGACCGCCTTGCTATCTTTCGCAAACACTTTCCCAACTATGGAATTGAAACAGAACTTTTGTTTGCTGATGAAAAATATGTACGAACAAAAACAACTATAACAAATGAAGACAGTAGAGTTATTGGCTGTGGTGTTGCAGAAGAAAATAGAACTCAAGGGCCAGTCAACAAAACAGCTGCATTAATGAATTGTGAAACGAGCAGTTTGGGTAGAGCATTGGCTAGTATTGGTCTTATAGGCTCAGATTCTTATGCGTCTGCTGAAGAAATGGTAATGGTTGATAAACGAAAAGAACCTACCAAATCTGAAGCTGTTGAAACTATTGAAGATATTGAAGATATACCAATAGCAGCTGTAGATTGGCCTGATTTTATTGCTAAGGGTATTCAAAGTATAGAGAAACAAACTGATCTTAAATCTTTAAAAGATTGGTCTAATGTTGAAGGTGATAATTTAAGATTACTTAAACACTACAGCAAACAAAATTATAACGATCTACTTAAAGTTTATAAAGCTAAACAAACTGAGTTAGGAAAGTAAAATGAAACCAAAATATACAGCTTGGTCAAACTACTTTGCTGGCAAAGTTACTATACCAAGGAAAAATTTTAGCGGAATGAAAAACGCTAAGAAAAGAATTTTAAAAGATGATGACCCAATTAAACAAACTAGTCCAAAAGGAGAAAACCAAAATGCAGAGCAATAAACCAGACATGGGTAACTCAAGACTTAACTTAAACGCTGAAGTAAAATTAGACGATCATTTATCTGCATCTATGTATCTTAATATAGAAGATCAAGAGCTAGTAAAAGCATTAGAAAAATACTTTACTCTAAATGGTGGCCCTTCAATAACAATTTCAAAAAGAGATGATAGTGGTTTTACAAAAATAACTACTTGTAAGTTGTTTATGAATGAGCGACCTACAAAATCAAGACCTAGCCAAACTACAGATTCTTCTTTTGGAGATTTTGATGAATAGAGTGCGCCACGATATGCCAGATTGGTTGCAGTCAAACATTAAAGCACTGTACACGCCAAAGGAAAGTGCTGGTATTTTGTTTGGAGATAATTCTAGTGCTTGCACACAAAGAGTTTATCGAATGTGTTTAAACAATTCCTTACAACACGAAAAAGTAGGATCTAGTTATTACATACCAAGGGCAGTATTAGTTAGATATTTTGAAGGGAATGAGTATGAATGATATAATTAATTCACCACCACACTACAAAGGTGATGTCGAACCTTTTGATCTTATTGTAGCTCAAGAACTAGGTTGGTGCGAAGCTAATATAGTAAAGTATGTTGTTAGACATAAACGCAAAGATGGCCCTTTGGATCTCGACAAAGCTAACTGGTATCTTCAAAAATTAAGAGATAAATATAAAACAAGTTCAAGTGATAAGCAGATTTATTATGACTCAAAAAACAAATGAAGACCGCTATAAAGTTGCACCTGAACACCCTGATACATGGACTGTGTATTTTTGCGAAGATAGCGACAACTTATTTAAAAGAAATGAATATCGTCAAGCACTGCGTTGGGCTGACATAGAGTATAGAAATAAAAATATACTGATGTCTCAACGCAGAGGTGAGTGGGGTAATATGGAATATGTCTATAAAAAAAGGAGTTAGTTTACGTGAGTAAATTAGAAACAGGTATGCTAAGAAATTTCAGACCATCATTTGCATTAAGAACAGCTATAGAGAAGTCTGGTATGACAGCAGTTTCTATTGCAGCAAAATTAGGCATTAGACCTGAAACTGTTTCAAGACATATGAATGGTAAAAACCATATTGATAGATTGTCAGCCATTAAATACGCAGAAATTTTAGGGCTTTGTCCTGAAAGAATTTTATTTCCTCCAAAGAAAATACATGGAAGTATAGAAACAACAGTTACCTGTACTATTAAATTAGTATTTCCTAGCGAATTGTCAGAGTCAAAAGACGAGTGTATAGAAAAAGTAAAAAAAGATTTACTTGATAACTATGGAATAGAGTTATCTAGTTCATAACTATTAGAAGTTAATTGCTTCTATCTTCTTTTGTAGTCTTTCCATACGGCTAGTATCGCTGGCAAACCAGTGTCCATAAACTTCTTTTGTAAAGTTTGTATTGGCGTGGCCCATGAGCAAAGCGATAGCTTCAATATCGTCTTTAAACTTATCACTATATAAAAGCATTGATGCGTAGTAATGCCTCATATCGTGCCATGATAAATCAATTTGTTTTGACTTTGGCAACTTCTCATTATAAATCGGCAAGACGTGTTTTATAATACAACTATTAAAATAATTGGAAATCAATATAGATCCGTCTTTTCTGCAAAAAACAAAGTTATCTTCCTTGGTGTACTTTGATTGAAGTTTATATTCTTTTAATAGTGCGACTGTATTAACTTTTAAAGGAACTGTTCGCCTTGCATTTTTTGTTTTGCCTTCATTTAGTTTTTTTGTTTTGTTTTCAATAGCATGATTAACTTGTACTAATCCACTATCTAGGTCAATATCTTGCCACCTCAAAGCTCTCATTTCACCTGAACGTAAACCTGTTGAGCCAGCAAAATTTATACACACTTTTTTTCTAAGAAGTTCAAAGGGAGTAAAGAAATGTTTATTACCAGCTCGCTCTATTGTTTCATCTACACAATCAATAAACTCATCTAAAAAACCTTCATGTAATCGTACAACAGCCGAACTGTCTATGCTTTTATTTTTTTTTGGAATATCAGTATAAAGAACATTAGAGTTTTTTACTACTGGATTATGTTTGATATAATTTTTTCTAATACTAAAATCAAACACTTTTCTTAAACAGCTCATATAATTCTTTATTGTTTTAAAATGCAAACTTTTTTCGTTATGCAAGTATTCAACAATATCAAGAGATATGTCTCCACTAGTAATTTCGTTTATGTGGATTTCAGCTAAATTTTTTCCGTGTGAAACCATAAATATTTTAGACATAACATCTAAATTTTTAATACAATCATTTATTGTTGACCTAGTTAATTTATTTCTAGTAGCAACTTTAACCCAATAAGGTTTAAATAATACTAAAACACTGCCAAAAGTTTTCTCGTCATACACACTTCTCTCACCTGTTCGCATTCTAATGGCAAATGCTTGGGCTTCTTCAAAAGTTTTAAAGTATCTCCTAACATTAGAACTTTTACTATCTACCTTATTTAATAGTAAAACATGAGGTGTATAAATTTTACTTTTGTAATAACGAAAATAAGTTGAATCTATTCCAAGCTCAGAGGCTTGTTTGCTAATGATGTTAGCCATGTTTGCTCCTATGGTTGTTCCGTGTTTTGACACGAAAATGTTATCATAAAGATCAAAGCAAAACTAGCTAAAACAGCGGAAGTGATTTACTCGTATCCCACCACTTCTGTTCCGAAACTGTTCCGTTATTCGGACATTTAAAA